GCTGAAGAAGTATTTAGCCGCTACATGAACAGCAGAAGCAAAGGCAAACGAGGTGAACTGGAGTTCGCGAAGTACATCGTGGAGCGGTTCCGCGGCACAACCATTAATGGTGAGGCCGTCGCGGCGCGTCGCGGCCAACAGTTCCGGGGAGGACTGGAGCAGCCAGACGTAATTACCAACCTGCCGTGCCACTTTGAAGTGAAGCGGACTTCCCGGCTCCGTCTGTACGAGGCTGTTGAGCAGGCGGTCCGCGATGGCGGTGACAAGGCGGTCGTTGCCCACAGGGCAAACCACAAACCGTGGTTGGCAATCCTGCCGATGGATGTGTTTTTGAATTTACTCGCTGATCGGATTGGCGAGTGCAACGAAAAGTAGAGAAATGACAATGGTTACTGAAGACAAAGACTGGATGGTCAGCGCAGGCGGAGACGACTTCGTTCCTGTGCCTGAAGGGCTGCACGAGGCGACGGTGAAGGAAATCACGCGGCCGGTGCTTGAGGACGACCGGTATAACCCCGGGAAACAGAAGAAGAAGGTTACCTTCATCTACGCCGTCGACCAGAAGGCGCCAAACGGCGAGGACATGACGGTAAAGCGCAAGTACACCTTCTCGACGAACCCGAAGTCCAACATGAGGCCGGACGTAGAGGGGATCATCGGCCGCAAATTGACTACGGAAGAAGAGGACGACTTCGACGTCCGCCAGTTGGTGGATCGCGCCTGCAAGGTGCTGGTCAAGCACACGCCGCGGGAAGAGGGCGGCGTCTGGGCGAACGTCAGCCAGGTGCTGACGAGCGACAACGTCGAGCCGTTTTAGCGGCTGCACCGGTTAGCTGATTGCTGACCGGCTTTATATGATTAGTGAAGTAGAAGGAGCGGGAGGAACAAACTACATCCGGCCAGAGTCAAGCGCGCATTGGTATGCGGCAGATGGAACACCTCATCACGGCGCAACCTTGAGGGATGCGCGAAAGCAGAACCTGCTGCCGTCAGTCACGACGGTATTAACCGTAAAGGCGTCACCTGGCCTTGAGGCTTGGAAGCAAAACCAACTCCTGTTGGCTGCGCTGACTTTTCCTGAAGAGGCCAAGGTACAAGGCGACCTTGGGGTTGTCGCCAAGCAGGTCGTCAATGATGCCAAGGCGCAGGTCAGCGATGCAGCAGCCCGCGGAACCATCGTTCACGATGGCATCGAGTGTATCCTCAACAATGAATCATGGGATCGCGACAACGAGCAACTGGTCGCTATGGACCAGTGGATCACCGCCAACGTGCTGGACGCCAAGTGGCTAGAGGAAGTGGTGGTCAACAAGGAGGTCGGCTACGCCGGCCGCAGCGACGGCCTGATCGACCACCAAGAACACGGCTTGGTGCTGGTTGACTGGAAGACGCAGAACTGCAAGCAGAACGCGAAGGGCGACTGGGTGCCGCGGTACTACGACAAGTTTCTGCTTCAGTTGGCGGCGTACCGTGAATGCGTCGAGGACAAGCCGCCAGTCATGTCGGTCGTCATCAACGCCAATGAGCCGGAAATCTACGAACGGGTCTGGGCCGAGGAGGAGACAGTTGCGGCCTGGGATGCGTTTAAGCATATCCACGCGGTGTGGTGTTACGACCGCAAATACTTTCCGGGCGCCAAGAATGAGGAGGTGTCCGCATGATTATCCATATCGTGCTGACGCTGCTGGAGCAGTCTTGGGCCAAACAGTGGGCGACCGCGATCTACGATGCGTCCACCAATATGAACCTTGTCGATGCGAAGGTTGATTCCGGCCGCGACTCGCTGGAGCTAGACATCGTTGGATTTAGCGGTGAGTTGGCCTTCGCCAAGCTGGTCAACCAGTTTCCCTCGACCGACACCGATGGGCCAACACCAATTGATTGCACCTATAACGGCAAGACGATTGATGTGAAGACAACTCCGTACACCAGCGGCAAGTTGTTGTCTCGCCCTGAACACAAAGGCAAATCGGCAGAGGCTTTTGTGCTGCTTACCGGAACCCCGGAAGATGGCTACATCTATCGTGGATGGTTTCTTGCGGCTGACTTGTTCCAAGACAAATTCCTGACCGACCTTGGTCATGGATCAACCTACGCCGTCCCTCAACACCTGCTGAAGCAAGGATTACCGGAATGAGCTATATCAAGCTAAACCGCGCACTGCGCGACAACCCGATTGCCGGTGATCCTCACTATCTCGCCGTCTGGACATGGCTGCTGATGCTGGCCGCGTACAAGCCGCACAGCGTCATTCTCAACTCAATTCCGGTCGACCTGAAGGCAGGCGACTTGGCTACCAGTGTCCGCATTTTGGCGGACAGAACCGGGGTCAAGAAGGACAAAATTGCGGCCATTTTGGTGCGCCTGGAGAAGGAGGGAATGATCCGACGCAGGATCAGCAACAAGTACACCGTGATTACGCTGGTGAACTGGGACAAGTTCCAAGTTGAGGAGACACAACAGCGACGCAAGCCAGACGCAAGCCAGACAGGAGAGAAGAAGGTAGAAGAAGGTAAAAGAAAGAAGGTGGTGCTGCCGCCCGAATTGGACACGCCAGAGTTCGCCGAGGCTTGGGCCGAGTGGGAGCAGTATCGCCGCGAGAAGAAGGCGAAGCTGACGCCGACGACGGTCAAGAGGCAGTTGGCGATGTTGACCAGGCTGGGCAGCGACTTCGCCATAGAGGCAATCAGCCAATCAATCGAGGCCGGCTGGACCGGCGTGTTCCCGCCGAAGCAGAACGGTAATCGAGCAACCGGCGTCACCATCGATGAGGCATTGCTGGAGATGGACTGCGCGAGAGGAGACAACAATGGTTCCGTTTGACGCCAACGCAGAACGTGGTCTGCTGGGTTGTTGCATCTTGGGCGACTACAACAACGCTGTCGCCGATGGCGTGACCGACGAGTGGTTCAATGAACTGACCCACAAGGCTGCCTGGCACCTGATCGGCCGTGTTGCCGAGAAGGGCGATGTCAGCGAGCAGTCGGTGGTGTGCGCCGCTCCCGGCGACCAGACGTACCTAGACAACGGCGGTTCGGTGGTTGGCTTGACCGAGATGGTCGACACGGCGCCGACTGTCGGCAATTACCACTATTGGCTGAAGCCATGCCGCGAACGCCTGCGCCTGCGACGCTACGTCCAGCTTGGCCTCGATATGCAGCAGGCCGCCGCCAAGGCGGAGGATGTGGATACATTCGCTGACGAGGCCGAGTCGCGGCTGTTCGAGTTGCGTAAATTCAAGGAGCAGGACAAGGGCAATCAGCGGCTGGAATCGTTCAGCCGGATCATCGACCTGCTGCAAGCCGCTCACGAGGGAACCGGCGTTGTCGGTTTGCCTACGGGCTACGAGGACTTGGACAAGATTCTGTGCGGCCTCCGCGGTGGCGCGCTGTACACGCTGGCCGCACGTCCCGGCATGGGCAAGTCGACGCTGGCGATGAACATCGCCGAGACACTGGCAGTGCAGGGCAAGGTGCCAGTTGCATTTTTCAGCCTGGAGATGAGCGAGGACGAACTGAACCAGCGGATGCTGGGCAGTTACTCCGGCATCAACCTGCAACGCTTCATCAACCACGATTACGACAAGGAGGAACGAGTCCGCCTGCTGAAGGAGATGGCCAAGAAGATACCGACGCTGAACGCGGCGCCGATACACATCTGTCCGCGGACCGACATCAGCATCAGCCAGCTACGGGCCGAGGCGCGTCGCTACGTCAAGAATTACGGCGCCAAGCTGGTCATTGTCGATTACTTGCAATTGGTCGCAGGCGGCAAGGGTAGCCGCGGCAACCGTGTGCAGGAGGTTGGCGAGATCAGTCGTGGCCTGAAGAAGATGGCCTTGGAACTCGACGTGCCGGTGATTGCGCTGGCGCAGTTGAACCGCTCCATTGAACACGACGGCAACCGCATTCCGCGCCTCTCCGACCTGCGTGAGTCAGGCAGCATCGAGGCCGACAGCGACGCCGTGCTGTTCATCCATTGCAGCAACTCAAGCGTGTACATCGATGGCCGTCTGCTTTGCCAGATCGTCGTCAGCAAGAATCGCAGCGGCCGTCAGGGCAAGTTCGACATCGCCTTCCACCGCGACTTCAGCCGGTTTGAGGATTGGCGGACCAACCAGGACTTGGTCGACATGGCCGAGACGATGGCAAACAAGAAGGTGGCCAAGACTACCAAGTCGTACACGAGGAAATCAGCGTGATAGCAGTGCCACCCAAGTGTGCCGAGAATCACTCCACAAGACCTCTGTTTTTCTCGAAAGATAAGAACCAAGCCTTCCCTGTTATGCCGTCAACTAAATATCCAGCAGAAGAGGTAGAGTGTGTGTATTTGAACCGATCAGGGCTGGTCAGGTTGTGGAGGAGGATTGCCGCAAGGATTAACAGTGCG